CCGGTTAACAAAATCAGAGGGTAGTATGTATCTTAAGTTGGCTCCAACATTTAGTTGAAGTATTTTAATTTCTTTAAACGCATCATAGTTAAGTTCTTGTATTGCTCTTTTAGCGTGAAACAAAACCTGATACCTGTCTACATTATTGATAAGTTGGTTATTACCAACATACATTAACATATAGTTGTTTACAATGTCCTGTAAAGAAACATACTGATAAGAACCCCAGTTAGCATTTGATGGAGTGCTTCCCCCGTTTTCATAATATTGATACTGTGATATATATGCCATTAGCTATTTTCTTGTATTGTTTCTAGGTTCTCTTGTGTGGTTGCCGCTTGAACAACTTCAGCTTCTCTAATTGATAACCCAGCATACTTTAATATATTAATAACTAAATCTGTTTCATCAGATAAAGGTAATTCAAAGTCTTGAAAATCTGCTTGAGATTGGTCAAACAATGGTTGTCCTCCTGTTAAAGTTTGGAAAGTCCACTTAGGGTCTTGAGGGTATCTCACGTATTGTGTCTGAACATCAGCCACGCCACTAATTGTAGATGGATAAACTGTGATATTATTTCCTAAAGTAGTACTTGTAGCTCCACCTAACACATAAGCTGGATATTGTTTGTTTGGTGCTGTTAAGTTAGAATTAGTTAAATAAAATATCTTACTTTGGCTCACTCTTTCCACTTCCGTAATATTAGTATTACTATAAACAGCATAATTTTCTGCAGTCACCATTATGTCAGCACTTAGGGTTAACGATGTATTAGCAACCGCAGTGACATAAGCAGAAGTAGAATCAGTGGTATTAACCACTATGTCACCTATACTTACTACACCTGTAAATGTAGCAGTAGAATCATCTAGTTTATTAGCAGTGGTTCCGTCTGTAGTTCCTATAGCTAATTGAGTTGGGTAATAGAATACTTTATCAATTAAGTAATAATCTAAAGGTAAAGAATAATTATTGGCGTTTACTCTGGTTAAGAATGCAGTTACAGAAAAACTATCTAAAACTTCTTCTAACCCTTTTTTAATGTCTGCATATCCTGTGCCAGATAGTCTACCTAGTCGATTGTTCTCCTTGTTTATTTGAGTATTATACTGGTAAAAGTAATCTTCAAATATATCTAGCTGCGCTTGTTTTGCGAAAAGGTTAAAGTCAGCTGGAGATATATATCCGTAATTATTTTTATTCAGTATAGAAAGAACAGTATTTCTAACAGAATTTATCATCTAAAATCTTTTATACAAAGATAAGCAAAAAAAAAAGAGCCTCTAGTAATAGAAGCTCTTGTATAGTATATTAGGTAAAATGTTATCCTAAAGATATTCCTATTACTTTATTAGGTAAACTAGATACATCGTGAGAAACATCTGTCCAACTAGAAGTATAACCTTTAACTATTGATTCTTCAATCAAATCTCTAACTGCTTCGCTTCCTGAAGCAACTGGAGTGTGTGTTAAAGTAACAACATCAGCTGCTGCTGCTGCTGCGTCATAGGTAATAGTTACAGTGCTAGTACTAGCTTGTTCTACTAATAAAACTCCTGATCCAGAAACCAATTGGCTATTGCTAATAGTATCTGAATGAATAAAATAATCTTTAGCATTTCCAAGTCCACCATTATCAGCACCTAAAGTATCTACAGTAACTGAAGTGACTGTGTGATACGTATTATCTGTTGAGTTGTGAATAATATCTCCTATTTTTACACCTAAACTAACAAAGTCAACACCTAAAGTCTCGTCAATTAATTCGCTAGGAGTTCCGTCAGAAGTAGTAGTTCCGCTAGCTAACAGCTTAAATACGGGTATGTTTAAAAACTTTTCCATATCTTAAGCTATTCCGATATCACTTACCGCTTTCGGTAAAGAACCCATTTCTAAAATAACTTCAGTCCATTGTTGTTTCAATACTTGAACAACACCATCCTGAATAGCATCTCTCATTTCTTCGTTTCCCATAGCTGCTGTTGCGTGAGTTAGGGTTATTACTTTTCCTCCTCCATAAGATATAGTTACTGTAGCTGTAGAACCTTGTTTGATTAATTTAATGTCGTTACACGAGACTAATTGTTTTTGCTCGTTTGTAACTGGTATACTTAAAAACTTTTGCATTGTTTAAAAAATTAAGTGGTTAATAATCTTACAAAGATAGCCTATTTTTCTAACATATCCTGGAAGGCTTTGTATATGTCAATGCCCTCATCTTTCTGAAAGAATGATGCCACTGTCTGTACGTGCTCTTCTCCAAAAGGAATAGTTAAAAGTTTAGTCTTTTTAGTCTTGAGATTATAATAAACATCCTTACCGTTGTTTCTTAAGCTTAATAATCCTTTGTCAAATACTTTAACTACAGTATCTTGTAGTTCCAACATTGGGTCATTAAGAGCATCTAAGAAGTCTTCTGGATGATTTTTAGCAAATAGTATAATGTCTCTTTTTAATTCAGCAGTAGTCAAATTACCTACTCTAAGCTCCAAGAATACCCTACCTAAAGTTTCCATTTGGTCTAAAGTTAATTCAGAAGCTTGTTTAAATGCTTTTGCCTCAACCTCTAAATAATCTACTTCTTTTTGAGCGTCTGCTTCTTTATCTACTTCCTCAAAAACAGAACCATTGTCTGGATGGTAATGTAAAAATTCCTGTAATACAGGATTGTTTTTAGGAACATACAACATTCCATCTTCAAAAATAACTGGGTCTAATATTACGTTTTTGTCTTGCTCATCTTCAAAAGGACTCTTTTGATTGGATGCATAACGTAAAGGTCTATTGTGTTCACCATCAAAGTATAACAATGGCTTTCTTCTAGTATTTCTAGAATTAATTGTGTGACTTAATGGTTGGTGACCGTTTCTTAACTTATAGATACGGTTTTTTATTTCTTTCTTTTTTTTCATTTGATTTAATTTAAATTTTAAAAAATAGGAGGGGATTGCTCCCCTCCATAAATTATACTATTATTTGAACAATACGAAATTGTTTGCACCCATAGTACATAGTGCTCTTTCTGATAAGAAATTAACTCTCATCTCATCAACATCGCTAGTAGCAGCACCACCGGCAGAACCAGTAATCCAAGACTTATAACGTCTGTCTTCAGTTTCAGAAGCTCTGTATCTTACGTGTAAGAATGGTCTCTTAGCGTTTCTTCCTAATACTTGGTCGTAAACGTTAGTTGAACCAGCTGGCACTAACACACCATCAATAGCTCCACCAACTAAACCACCTCGCATTGTAGGGTCGTTAAGGTATTTCCAATCTGTCTTGTAGAAATCATATGCTCTTCTAAATCCAGAAAATCCTAGGTTTAATGCCATCTCTTCGTCATTGTCAAACAATCCGTAAGATGAACCACCATTACCATAAGAATTCTGAGCAGCTAACATATCATCAATCTCGAAAGATGTTTGTCTGTTTAAGAAAAGAACATTTTCTTCAATAGCGCCTTGCTTATCTAGTCTTTCGATAATAGAATCGAAATCTCCTAAATTAGTAATTGCACCTGTAAAGATATTACCTCTTGTCTCAATAGCAGAAAATAATCCTTCAGAACCAAGAAAACCACCTACAGCAGCACCACTAGCTACAGTTCCTTCAGCTTTAACAGCTTCCACCATTGCAGTCTCTAGATAATCTTCAAACCTCATTCTTGTTTCGTGCTCTGCTTTTAAATACCATAGGTATCCATTAGCTCCATCTTCAGTAGATACTTCTACCCACCCGATTTGAGCCATATCAGAACCACTAACAGCGTAGTTGTCTTTGATAATAATAGGATTGTTTTCAAGAATTGTGTCAAATGGCTCTAGTGAACCTGCCATTCCAACTGTTCCTTTTTTAAATTCAGAACCGTAAATGAAAACACTTAGTTTTTCTGAAGCACTACCTGTCCCACTATATCCTCCTGTTTCGTAGAAAGAACAAGTAAATGTATCAGCAGTAACTCCAGTAACAACACCTTTATTAGAAATACCAGCAAAGCCAGCGTTTCCAGATATCATAACTGTTTGACCTATTCTAATAGCAATCTGAGACGCAGTTCCAGCAGCAGCCATAATTTGGTCTGCAGGAATCAAAGTGTCAGCAACTGTAAATGTTCCTTCTCCAAGTCCAGCAGTAGCATTAGTAGTTACGTCTGTATATTTAATGTGTAATCTGCCTTGTTCTGCCCATTTAATAAGGTCAGAATTAGAAGGCATCTCAGCACCTACCATTCTTAAGAAAGAAGAAAGAGTTCTGTTTCCATATCTCTCAAATTCCTTTTCGTATGTGTCTGGCAAATATTGATTTAAAAAATCAAAACTTGTCATATAGTTTGTTGCGGTTGGTACTCTAGTAGCACTTGGCTGTAGAGCAAACCCCGGTATATTTAAACTCATTGTTTTTTGTTTTTAATGTTTAACTTATTTATTTTTTGGTGACCTAATTGTCAATCCTCGCCTAGACGAGGGTGTCGCAGCCTTAACACTAAATCCTTGTTTAGATGTCACCTGCGGAGTTTGCCTCATATCTAAATTTATATTTTTAGATTTTTTAGCAGACTCATTAACAGCTGATGCCACCCCTTGCTCGTAAAAATACTTTGCGAACTTTTCAGGATTCATTGCCATTGACAACGACTTGTGATATCCAACTACATCCGATATCTCTCCTTGATCATTAGTAAACTTTGATACAAAGTTCATAATGTCAGATTGAGACTTCTTCAGTTCGTTGAAATCGCCAGGAGAATAAACATATTCTTTATCACTGATGTTAAACTTAAAACCTTTAAATTCTTCAGTAAACAATTTATTGGTGTTCTCCTGGAAACTTTCAGACCGCTTTCGCATTAATCCTTCAGTTTCCTTGGATTTCTCCACTTGTTCTTGATAAGCTTTAAGCCTCTGCTGGTCTTCATCAGAAAACGTAGCGCCCATTGACTCAACAGGAACTTTATATTTTTCTTTTTGACCTTCAAAGTGTTTTAAAGCCTTCGCAAGCTCTTTTTTCTTATCTATGCTTTTCTTTTTTATTTCATCTTCTGAATCAACTTCAGGGTCAGTTCCGAATCTAGAATTAAGTAAATAATCTATTTCTTCCTTGTCTAAGCCTTCTTCAACTTCTGAATAATACATAGATAATACTTGATCAGGACTTTCTTTACTATAATCTTTATTGATTTTAGCAAAGTCTTCAAATCCACGACCAGTCTCTTTTTTATACTGTAAATAAGTCGCTACATCTGATGGTAACTCTTCTTGCTCTCTTTTAGCAAGTAGGTCATCAATAGAATTAACTTCCTTACTGTATTTCTCTCTAATAAATGAAAGAACTTCTTGTTCACCCATTTGTGGCTTTTCTTCCACTAAAGGCTCTTCTTTAATTGGTTCTTCAGCTTTAATAGGTTCCTCTGTTTTAGTTTCACCTATCTTAACTGCTTCTACCTTATTCTCTTCTACACTCTCACCACTTACTTCGGCTTCGTGCTTTTGTAACAACTCTTCCTCTACTTGTGCTTTTGACTTCTGAGGTCCAGAATCGTATTCTTTTACTTTAATTTCCTTCACACCAAAGCTCGGCTTTTTGTCCGCCAAAATTTAAATTGGCTTGTTCACCTTTACGAAGGTTATTTTTAGTCTTTTCAGGTTTATTTTTATTTAGGTTGTGCCATTTACGATGACTG